TAGTAATTTCCAATCCTTTTTCACAGCTGCGAACTTCCTATCTTATACAAATAATCTATTACTAGTTCGTGCAGACGCTGGATCTTTGAATGCGGTTGCGACTACAACTGGCGGTCTTGGTACTGTCACTGTAGGTACTGCTGGTTCTGGTTACTCCTCTACTGCTGCAGCACCTGCTGTTACAGTCGCTGCTCCTGATATTACTGGTGGCACACAAGCTACTGTTACAGTAACACTTTCTGGTGGTGAAATTACTGCTGTTGCAGTTTCTTCTGGTGGATCTGGATATGCTACTGCTCCGTCAGTAACTCTATCTGCTCCAAGTGGTGGTACTGGTGCAACATTTACTGCAGTGTTGTCTGCTCCGACTATTTCTGGTGTTGAAATTTCTGGAACTGGTGGTCAATTTACTTGTACTGCAACTACATTAGTGGTTGGTAGCACAATTAATATTACTGGTACTCTTGGTGGTACTGGTACTATCACTGGTTATGCTACTGGTACAACATACAAAGTCTCTGCCATTACTGGTTCTGGTTCATCTGTAACAGGATTTACTTTAACTACTACTGCTGATGTTGCGATTGTTACTACTGCTGGTACTCCAACTGGATTAACATATTCAGTAACATCAAATCAATCAGTGGCTTCTGTTACTGTTGCTACTCCAGGTTCTGGATACAAAGGTACTGTAACTGCTACATTCTCAGCTGGTAATGCTGTTGCTGGTGCGGTAACTGTTGGTTCTTCTACTATTACTGCTGCAACAATTACTGCTGTTGGTACTGGTTATTCAACTGCTCCAACTATTACTGTTGCTGCTCCTCCATCTGGAACTACTGCTACTGTGACTGCTACAGTTTCAGTTGCTGGTTTAAAAATTATCAATGGTGAGACATACAACACTAGTTTTGTAAATGGTGCTGGTATTGTTGGATCCTTTGCTGCAAAATATCCAGGTACTCTTGGTAACTCTTTAAAAGTTGCTGTATGTGACTCTGCTGGATTTAGCACTTGGACATACAAAGATGAATTTGATTCTGCTCCAGGAACTTCTACATACGCTACTAGCGTTGGTGGTACTCAAGATGAAATGCACATTATCATTATAGATGAAGATGGCGCAATCTCTGGTGCACAAAACACTATCTTAGAAAAATTTGCTTATGTTTCCAAAGCATCTGATGCTAAGAAATCTGATGGCACTAATAACTACTACAAAAGTGTATTGAATGCTCGTTCAGAGTACATCTGGTGGATGGATCATCCTACTGCTGTTACTGGTACTACTTCTTGGGGTACTACTGCAGCATCTGCAAGTTTCAAATTATTAACTGCACCTCTTGCAATTTCTCTAGCTGGTGGTACTGATGATTTCGTACCAACTGATGGTGAATTACAATCTGCGTTTGCATTGTTTGCTAATGCTGAACAGTATGATGTTAGTTTAATTCTTGCTGGTAAAGCAACTGCTGCAACAGCAACATACATTATCAATAACATCTGCGAAACTCGTTTAGATTGTGTAGCGTTTGTATCTCCACAGAGCACTTCTACTGCCGATCCAATCATTGGTTCTACTTCTACTGAACAGAATGCAATTATTGCATACCGTGATGCATTGCCATCTACTTCTTATGCAGTTCTTGACTCTGGTTATAAGTATCAATATGATCGTTACAACGACCAATACCGTTATGTACCATTGAATGGTGATGTTGGTGGTCTTTGCGCTCGTACTGACTACACTAACGATCCATGGTTCTCTCCAGGTGGTCTAAATCGTGGTCAAATTAAGAATGTTGTTAAATTGGCATTCAATCCAAGCAAAACACAAAGAGATATGCTGTACAAGTCTGGTGTCAACCCTGTTGTTACATTCCCAGGTGAAGGTACTGTCTTGTTTGGTGATAAGACTCTCTTGGCTAAACCAAGTGCGTTTGATCGTATTAATGTTCGTCGCCTATTCATTGTTATGGAAAAAGCGATTGCCACTGCTGCGAAATTCCAGTTGTTTGAATTCAACGATGGATTTACTCGTGCACAGTTTAAGAACTTAGTCGAGCCATTCCTCCGTGATGTCCAAGGTCGTCGTGGTATTACTGATTTCGTTGTTAAGTGCGATGAATCTAACAACACAGGTGAAGTTATCGATCGTAACGAATTCGTTGCTGATATCTTCGTTAAGCCAAATCGTTCTATCAACTTTATCACTCTCAATTTCGTTGCTGCTCGTTCTGCGATTAACTTCTCAGAAATCGGTGCGTAATTCAAGATAAATAGATAAGAACATAAGGAGAATTAAATGGCAAATATTGCTGATTTCAAAGCGCAGATGATTGGTGGCGGTGCTCGCCCGAATCAATTCCGTGTTGAATTAACCTTCCCTTCATATGTTACATTGGGTGTAGTTGCAGGACAAAGAGCGCAGTTTTTATGTAAAGCTGCTCAATTACCTGCTTCCACTATCGAGACTCTACCAGTCTTGTATCGTGGTCGCCCAGTTAACTTTGCTGGTGAAAGAACATTCCAACCATGGACTGTAACAGTTTACAACGATACAACTTTTGGTATCCGTAATGCACTAGAGCAATGGCAATCTGGTATCCAGAATTATAATACAACTAATGGTCGTACTAATCCTACTGACTACCAAGTTGACTTATCTGTTCACCAATTAGATCGCAATGGTGCAATTATCAAGAGTTACAAGTTTGTTGATGCATTCCCAACAACAATTTCTGCAATCGGTTTAGATTACGAGCAACAAAATGCAATTGAACAGTTTGATGTAGAGTTCCAATACAACTTCTTTACATCTGCTACTGGTGCAGCTGCTGGCTTCGGTGTCAATGTTTCTATTGATACTCCAGTTGGTAGTTTCCCACTTTAATAATTAACTGAGGTTATTACATAATGCAATTATTTGGATTTGAGATAAAGCGTAAGGAAGGGGATCAACTACCGAGTGTAGTTCCCCCTAGCCCTAATGAGACAGGCGCAACCGTAGTAAACACTGGTGTAAATGCTGGTGGATACTACGGTATGGTCATGGATCTTGAAGGTGTTATCAAGAATGAAAATGATTTGATCCGTCGCTACCGTGAGGTGGCACAGTATAGTGATTGTGATGGTGCGATCGAAGATATTGTTAATGAAGCCATTGTGGCTGATGAAACACATAAATCCGTTGAGATTGTTCTTGACGAAGTTAAAGTTTCAGACAATATTAAAACTAAAATTCGTGAAGAGTTTGATAATGTACTTCGTATATTAAAGTTCGATGAACGAGCACATGAAACTTTCCGTGCATGGTATATTGACGGAAGGTTATATTATCAAATCCTTATCGATGAAACAAGAGTTAAAGATGGTATTCAAGAATTAAGATACATCGATCCTCGTAAGATTCGTCGTATTAAGAATATCAAAAAAGAAAGAACACCACAAGGTGTTGAAGTTGTAAAGGAAGTAGAAGAATACTATCTTTACAATGACAAAGGAATTACAGAGCAAACAACACATGGTGTTAAACTGGCTCTTGATTCAGTGGTCTATGTTCCATCAGGATATGTAGATCCAAATACTGGTATGGCAATGTCTTATCTTCATAAGGCAATTAAACCAGTGAACCAATTAAAGATGATCGAGGATTCCCTTGTCATCTATCGTATCAGCCGTGCGCCTGAACGAAGAATTTTTTATGTTGATGTAGGTAATTTACCTAAGTTGAAAGCAGAGCAGTATGTAACGGACATTATGAATAAGTTCCGTAACAAGATTGTTTATGATGCGACAACTGGCGAAACTCGTGACGATCGTAAACATCTTTCTATGATGGAAGATTTTTGGATGCCTCGTCGTGAAGGTGGTAAAGGTACTGAGATTACTACACTTCCAGGTGGACAAAACTTAGGTGAGATTCAAGATATTGAATACTTCCAAGGCAAATTATTCCACTCATTGAATGTACCAATTAGCAGATTACAACAGTCTTCTGGTTTCAGTATTGGTCGTTCACAAGAGATTACTCGTGATGAAGTTAAGTTTAACAAATTTATCGTTAGACTTCGTAAGAAATTTAATGCATTGTTTAGCCACGCACTTCGTGTTCAGTTAATCTGCAAAGGTATTATCCGCCCAGATGAATGGGATGATCTTCGTGTTGGAATTAAATACGATTACATCGAAGATAATAACTACGCTGAACTCCGTGACAGTGAAATTATGCAAGCCAGAATGGGGTTGCTACAAACTGTAGATCCATATGTTGGTAAATATTATTCACAAGACTGGGTTAAGAAAAACATTCTTCGTTTGGATGATAAAGAAATTAAAGATATCCAGAAACAAATGGATAAAGAACAAGAAGTTTTAGTACAGCAAGCACAGTTACAAGGGCAAGTACAGTTAGCAATGCAGCAACCTACAATGGAAGCACAAGCACAGCAACAACAAGCCCAACAAGCCCAACAAGCACAACAGCAACAACCTCAGCAAGATCAAGGTGCTCAAGATCAAGAAGCTGATGCTGAAGCGGAACAAGAAGATACACAACAGAGCAAAGGTAAAGTTACCAAATTAAAAACTGGTACTTGGCCAAATTAATAGGAGATTCTTATGAGTGAAACAGTACAAAATTTAGTCTATGCAATTCAAGCTGGCGATGCCCTTGAAACAGAAAATGCATTCACAATGGCAATGCAAGAAAAGTTATCTGCAAAATTAGATGACATGCGCCAATCAGTTGCACAAAGTATGTTTAACCAAGAAGTTGTCACTGAAGAATTAAGCGAAGCAACAGTACCATCTCTTGCACATTTAGCAGCTGATCATTATAATCATGTTAGTAGTAGTAGTGAGCATAACGATGAGGCTACTCCTAGACAACAAAGCTACCATAGAAGCAAAGCAAAAGAAATTCTTAAAAAAGTAGAACAACATCACGGTGCTGAAGCTGCAAAACATTTAAAAAGCCACTCAGAAGATGCAGTTGAACATGATAATATGAGTGCTGGTGGTTCACCTGGATCACATAAGGAATTTGCTGATAAGCATTTAGGTGGTAAAGGTTCATAT